GACAAATGGGTGGCTTTTAAGACGATTAAAGGCTACCTAGACTTATTAACCGGTACTGACATTAACAGCGTTCAAAACGCCATTACGGAGCAATCAACGCACGTTATCGTTACGCTAGAGTATTACGGTGGCATTACCGATAAAATGCGTGTGGTTGACGATGTGGGGCGTATCTACACGATTACCTATTCCGATAACCCAGTAGGGATCGGACACCACAACGAGTTAATGCTTAACTTTAGCAAGGACGGTGGCGACAATGGCGAATAAGGTTAAGTTTACCGACAACTCACGGCAAGCTAAAGCTGCTATTGATGAACAGATGAAAACCGGGCTAGAAGCCGGCTTAATGATTATTCAAGCGCAAGCTAAGGCTTTAGCCCCAGTAGACAGTGGCGAGCTTAGAGACAGCATAGGCTACGATATTAGCCAGACTAATAACGGTTACCTTGGTCGTATTGGTTCGCCACTAATGCACGCTATCTACGTTGAATACGGCACTGGTGAGCTTGCCAAGAATGGTGCCGGTCGTAAAGGCGGTTGGAAGTATAAGGACACCGCTGGTAAATGGCATTTCACACGTGGTATGGCTGCCCAGCCGTTCTTGTTGCCGGCGTTCAGGCGCACAAAAAAGAACGTAGAAGTAACGATCGGTGCTAAACTAAGAAAGGTGGGTGGTAAGTAATGATTGAGCTTTACAAGCTGTTATACGCCGAGTTTAAAGCTGTTTTAGACGAAAGCTACAACGAAGTTAACACGGCGCCTAAAGTTAAGTATCCCTATCTTACTTATTCAGCCACCGACAGCGAGTCACTGGATCGTAGGCAAGAGGGCTACAACGTTGATGTTGATATTTTCGACAACAACAGTAGCTATGCCAATATTTTGACCGTGGAGCAAGCCTTAAAAGACCACTTCGACGATTATGTATTGTTGGAAGACGAGTTCTTGGTGCGAGTTGAATATCTGCGGTCGAACAAGATACCAACAGGGGACGACAACATTAAACGTCGTAACCTACAATTCTATTTTAAAGTTGATTGGAGGAAACAATAAATGGCATTAACAACTAATTCATTTAGCAAAGACAGCGCTAAGAACTTCTTAATTAATTCAGCAGCAATGTATGCTAATGTGGAATACGAAGAAGGCACCGGCTGGACCGGTACTAAATTAGGTGCTACTAACGGTGGTGTATCAATCAAGATTGACGCTAGCTACCGTAAAATGGAAGTTGACGGCACTAGTGTTATGGACGTTGTGGGCTTAGATGTATTAGAATCGGTTTCCGGTACTGCAACAGCTAAGTTAAAGGAATTTACAGCCGAAACGATCCGACAAGCATTAAACGGTACCGTACGTGACGCAACAGCATTAGAAGCGCCAACGGGTACTAAGATTGTTGAATCTAAACTAATGGTTGAAGACACCGATTATATTAAAAATATTGCGGTCGTTGGTCGCTTATCCGGAAACAACGAACCAATTATTTTCGTTATGGATAACGCACTAGTTACTAGTGGCTTAGAAATTGAAACCGAAGACGCTAGCGAAGCCGTTGTGGAACAAGAATACAAGGCGCATGCTTCTTTTGAACAGTTAGAAGCCGATAAATTCCCTTGGCGTTTCTACTTCCCAGCTGCCAAAGGCGGAACAGTCCCAGCAGAGGGAGCGCGCGTTGAATTGACACCACCAGATGCACCAAAAGCAGAATAAGACTAACAAATAAAGGGAGAGTGTAGACTATGACACAACTTGAAATGCGAGAATTACGCGGAGACGATTTATTCACTGTACTAGGTATTATCGGTAAACTTGATATTAAAGACGAGTTAGTCAACATGTTTGGCGGAAATGACGCCGATAAGATTGTTAAACTTAATGACCACAAGGGCAAGAAAGCGGACGAAGCTAAGCAAAAAGCTGAAATGGCTAAGCTAGTCGAAACCCGCGGTATGGCGATTATGGCTGGTATTGCCCAAAAGGCATTAATGAACTTGGGTAAAGTTAAGGGCGATATTAACGGGCTGTTAGCCGACTTATGTGGCGTAAAGGTCGCGGACATTCAAGCGTTGTCGTTGTCTGCCTATACCGCTTTATTTTTACAATTTTTTAAGAAACCAGAGCTTAAAGATTTTTTCGTATCTATCAGCTCACTGTTAGCATAAAGGACGGACAACACGCCCTTAAAGACATGCTTTTTAAACGTTACAATGACCCACTAGGCTTATTGGCGACATACACGCCTACGGACCTAGTGGGTTTTATTGTATACACACTAAAAAAACGTGAAGAAGATGAGCTGTGGCAAATTTGGCTTGCCAAAGATATTAACGAGTCGTTTAACGACTTCAAGAACAAGAATATTAGTAAGCAATTCAGAGACAAGGCACCCGCTATGACCAAGGCAAAAGAGGAAGAAGTATTCGCGTTTACTGACCAATTCATAAAACCAGCTAAGTAAAGGTGGTGGAGTATTGGCTTCAGCAGAGATTTTTAAATTATTAGGTTCAATCGGCGTAGACAACGGCGAAGCAAACAAGAAGATTGACGAGACGGTCAACAAGGCTAAACAGGGCAGCAGTAGCTTTGGCAGTTCGTTCGGAGCTATGGGGCAACACGTTGCCAATTTTAGCGCTAAGGTCAAGTCGGGCTTATCAGCAGCCGGCGACCGCATTAAGAACTTTAACCAGATGAGTGACGAGTCTGTTAAGATTGCCCGCAATTCAGCCGTGGCGTTAGGCGGGTTGATTACGGCAGTTGGTGGCTTTGGTATTAAAGCAGCCGGCGAGTTACAGGCGATTAATGCCCAATTCCAACAGTCCTTTGAGGGGCTAGGCAATGCGCCAGATGAGGCGTTGGACCAGTTATCAGATAAGTTCAATATCTTACCTAACCGGTTAAAGGGTCCAATGAGTCAAATTAACTCGTTCTTCAAAGGGTCCGGCGTTAGCGCCAAGGACTCTTTAACCATGACGAGTGACGCAATGAACGTTGCTGCCGATAGTGCTGCGTTCTACGATACAAGCATTGAAGAAACGAGTGCTAGTCTGAAAGGCTTCCTTATGGGTAAACTTAGTTGCCCCCTACCACTGTGAGGTGGATAGGATAACCGGGTAAAATCGGTGGATAACTATTGAAGAAACGCTATCATAACGGCGTTAGAAGTATAGACGACCTATTTAAAAAACGTTTCCAAAAATAGAGAATACCGAGGTAAAGCACGTTGTAATAGGCGTGGCTCACCGTAGAGCATAGGAGATGAACCCGCATAGCGGAATATAATTCTCCCACGAGTGCCCGGAGGCTTCGACTTTAGAAGTCTAAAATGTATGCCGAACTTATAGGTGACTATAAGAAGCAGCGGATAAAAAGCCACTGCGATAACAGATGAACTATGAAAATGGGGACGCCATTGGTATTAATACCAATCAGACGAAAATAGCAACAGCATACAATGAGAAGTACAAGGGGTCATTCGACGACCTATCGGACGCGGCTAAACAAAAATTCTTGCTTGAGTACGTCCAAGACGTGCAAAAAGCCAGTGGTGTAACCGGGCAAGGTGTCCGTGAAATGAATGGCTTAGAAAACGTTATGGGTAACGCTAAGCAAGCCGTACAGGACTTAGCTAGCGCTATCGGTACACCGTTCTTACAACCGTTTATCAACCTCGTTTCAGCTGCTACAACGAAAATGGGCGAGTTTGCCGATATATTGAACAAAGATCCCGATTTAGTCTTTGCGTTAGCGGGGGCTATTGGTTCACTAGCGGCAGCCTTTGCGGCGGTGTACGTATCCGCTAACGGGTTCGCGGTCGTTAGAACAGCATTGGCTAGCTTGCAAGCCGGCTTTGCAGTCCTAACTAACCCAGTGTTCTTAGTAGTAGCCGCTATTGGGCTGTTAGCTACCGCGTTCATGTATTTCTACCGGACTAGCCAACCATTTAAAGAGTTTGTAGACGGTATCATACCAGCACTGCGGGACGGGCTAGCAACAGCTATTACGTTCTGCAAGACGCAGTTTGAAGCGTTTATAAACCTAATGACCGGCACAGTGTTGCCAGCCTTAGAGCGGTTTAAAACAGCCGTTGGCGCGGGTATTGTTTCCGGCCTTGCTAAAATGGGCACGTCAATCGAGGGCGTTAAGTCGGCTATTGGTTCAGGACTATCCACAGCCTTGGGAGTCGTTAGCGGACTACTTGACAAGTTAGGTGGCAACTTCGGGGCTATCGGTGCCGTAGCTGGTGGCGTTGTTGGCGTACTGGCTAAACTAGGTATTGCAGCGCTAGGCATTACAGGTCCATGGGGCTTATTAGCCAGCGTTGTCGTATCATTCTTGACCGCATGGGCTAAAACAGGCGAGATAAACGCGGACGGCATTACGCAAGTCTTTGACAACTTGGGTTCAATGATCCAAAACGTATCGGGGCTAATTGCGCAATACTTGCCAACGATTGTAGCGGTCGGCACTGACTTAATCGTTAAGTTAGCCGACGGTATTGTGGCAGCTATACCAATGATTACGACCACTATTACAACAATCATTAACGGACTATCGACGACACTAGCGACGCTATTACCGCTAATCATTAACGCGGGTGTACAATTGATTACGGCGCTGGTGCAAGGCTTTACAACGGCGCTGCCAGTCATTATACAGGCAGTTATGACGGTAATTAACATGCTAGTTAACACGTTAGTCACGCTATTGCCACTAATCATTAACGCGGGTGTACAACTAATCACGGCGTTAATTAACGG